GCAAAATATAAATGAACAACAGTTCGCGTCCGACCCAGCTACAGATGATGACTTCTTTAAACAAGCTGTACAAGATGAAAACCTGATGGCTTTTAATCCGTTTAATTTATTTAAAGTGTTTAGGCAATCACCTGCTGTATCAACACCAAACAAAGTTGTCGGCTCAGTTGCAACAGACGCACCTACAGGTACATTGCCCGCTGCTACTAAAATTGATATGGATGATTTTCCTTTTCAATCTCATTTTATTAATACTATCTCAGATCGTAATATTCCTAGTATGGATACACCGCAAGGTTGGAGAAATCTTTTTGGAGGTACCAAAGGCTTTTCTGATGCAGAGTTAAAAGACTCAGGTATTCTAGGATATCTTGAAGATGCTGAAAAGTTTTTACCGGGAGCTAAAGTTTCTAAGGAAGATCTTCTAAAGGTTTATGAAAAATCTCCTATTGCTAATTTAGAAATTAAAGTCAAGACGGAGGTTCCTGTGCAGGATACTCTCCCTATATCAGGTGACTATAAAAATTACACAGGTACGGCACAACATAAAAATATGGGTAACGCAGAAATTGATAAGGGAGGGACTGATTACAGAAATATCGTAATTAATGTAAAAGAAATACCAGGTCAACAAACTCCTTTCTTTAATACAGGACACTTTGCTGATGATCCAAACGTTATTGCTTTTACTCGAGTAGCTAATTACAAAAATACAACAGGTAATGATGTTGCTGTTATTCAAGAACTTCAAACGGATTTAATAACAAACTTACGTAAAGAACAAGAAAGACTTAACGCAACAGTAAATGCTGTTAGAAATAAAAAACGAAGACTTACGGAGAGTATGGAAAGGTTTCCTGATGATCCTTATTCTAAACAACAATTAGATAGACTTAACGCACAATACCCTGAAGAAAAATTAAGATTTTTAGAAAACACAGATTTAACAAGACCTCCTAATCCTGAATTCTTAGAAACGCTAGCTCCTGATTTAGTTAGACAACTGAATGATATACAAAATCAAATTAATAAACTGACCATGGAAAATGTAGGAGTGGTTCGTAATCCTCAATATGTTAATCAAATAAAAGAATTACAAGACAAAGGCTTGAGTATATTTAATGATCTTTTTGATTTAAACAGACAAAAAAACTTTGATGATAATTTACAAGATACCTTTGTTAGCGATGTATATAGATCAGAGGATCTTGCTGAAATAGGAAGAAATTCAAACGTTCCTGCCGATAGACCCGTAGAAAGTTATGGACAAATTCCTTTTAGTAAAGGACCTGATTGGATAGACCTCATGTTAAAAGCAACCATACAAGATGCACAGAGCAGAGGTATAAACAAAGTTGCAATCATGCCGTCTGACGTAGTAAACAAACGTTGGAGTAAAGATGCTGACGGATCTGCGGGAGAAAAATTTCAAACTATTTATGATAAGATTTCAGTACAAGAATTAAAAAACATTGCAAAGAAATACACCGGCAATAAAGCTAACTTGCAAATAGAAGAGATTGTAGATCCTAATAAAGGTCAACAAGGCTTTCGTGTTTTAGAAAAAGGAGTAGATGGTAAATATGAAAATTTACGAGAATTAGATCCTAATACAACTTTTCCTAATAGAGGTCCAGAAGACACAAGTGATTACAATTATGATATATTAAAACTTGCACAAAATTATGATTTTGGCGAAATAATAATTAGAAAAGAAATAGCGCCAGGTCAATCAATGGACTATGCTATAAAAATAAAGAAAGCTCCTGTAGATAAAGAAACAGGATTGAATTTTAACATTGACGTGGAAGATACTTTTGATTTAGTACCAGCTAAGGAAGGTGTTGATCCACTTGTTGTAATTGAAGAATTTAACCCTTCCGTAACAAAAATGTATGTTTTAACACTGCCTGAAGAAACAACAAAGAAAGGCCCTATGTTCCTATTCCGTAAAAAAGATGGTGGTAAAATCAAATCAGATGGGTTAGTTTCAATAACTGATATCTATGGAGATTATTAATGGTAGAAAAGTTTAATTCCAATGTACCTAATCCACAACGTGAAGATGCTGTGACAGATGACAGAGGTGACTTGGATGTTGAAAAAGTTGGAACAATAGTAAATTTAGAAACAAATCAACCTGAAGTTGACGTTATGCTTGACGATGATGGTTCAGCAGTTGTAAACCCAGAAGATCAAGTAAGCGAGGCAAATGGCTTTATGGCCAACCTAGCTGAAATACTTCCTGAAGATTATATGCAAGAACTAGCAAGTGATCTTGCAGAGAAAGTTGAATCTGATAAATCGTCAAGAGACGATTGGGAACAAGCCTACACAAAAGGATTAGATCTTTTAGGTTTTAAGTATGAAGAACGCACAAGACCCTTTCGTGGTGCTGCTAGCGTACATCATCCTGTACTAGCACAAGCTGTAACACAATTTCAAGCAATGGCTTACGTTGAATTACTTCCTAGTGATGGTCCTGTAAGAACACAGGTCGTTGGAGCAAACTCAAGTGAATTACAATTAGCAGCTGAGCGAGTTAAAGATTACATGAACTATGAGATCACTCATGTCATGGAAGACTACAATCCTGAGATGGACCAGATGTTATTTCAACTTCCTTTATCAGGTAGTGCTTTTAAAAAGATTTATTTTGATGAAGTATTAAATAGAGCAACCTCAAAGTTTGTACCTTCCGAAGATATTATTGTACCTTACGATGCCTCTGATTTAGATACGTGTGATCGAATAACACATGTTCTAAAAATGAACTTAAATGATGTAAGAAAAAAACAAGTATCGGGATTTTATCGTGATGTAGAAACTTCACCAAACGAAAGTAGTTCTTCTCAAGTACAAGAAAAAATGAATCAAATAGATGGAGTTAGTCCATCAGACTCATACCTAGATGATATTACTGAATTGTATGAAATTCATGTAGATTTAGATTTAGAAGGTTTTGAAGATGTCAATGTTAAAACAAATGAGCCAAGTGGAATTAAATTACCTTACGTAGTAACTATTGAAAGAACATCAAACAAGGTGCTTTCTATATATAGGAATTATGATGAGAATGATGTTCTAAAAAAGAAAAATCATTATTTTGTACATTACAAGTTTTTGCCAGGTTTAGGGTTTTATGGCTTTGGATTAATTCACATGATCGGTGGCTTAACAAGAACTGCCACATCAGCATTGAGACAGTTACTAGATGCAGGAACACTTTCTAACTTACCCGCTGGTTTTAAATCAAGAGGATTAAGAATACGCGATGATGATCAGCCTTTACAACCAGGTGAGTTCAGAGATGTAGACGCACCTAACGGTATTATACGTGAGGCATTAATGCCTCTACCTTACAAAGGACCCGATGGTGTGTTAATGCAACTTCTCGGTTTCTGTGTTGATGCCGCGAAACAGTTTGCAACTGTTGCTGATATGCAATTATCTGAGATAGGTAGTTCGCAAACACCTGTTGGCACAACAATGGCTCTTATGGAGCGTGGAACAAAAGTTATGTCTGCTGTTCACAAGAGATTACACTATGCCCAAAAGAAAGAATTTAATTTACTCGCAAAGATATTTAAAGTTGCTCTTCCTCCTATATATCCATTTAATGTTTCTGGCGGTCCTAGAGAAATTAAACAAGCAGATTTTGATGATCAAATAGATATCCTTCCTGTATCAGATCCAAACATTTTCTCAATGTCACAACGTGTGACACTAGCTCAACAACAATTACAAATAGCACAATCTAATCCAGAGATGCATAATGTGTACGAGGCGTACAGAAGAATGTACATAGCTCTTGGTGTAAAAGACATAGAACAAATTCTGCCTGTCCCTAAACCACCTGAGGAGCCCCAACCTACTGATCCCGCTATGGAAAACAGTTTAGTTTTAATGGGCAAACCACCTATGGCTTTTCCACAACAAAGTCACGAACAACACATAAAAGCTCACAGATTATTTATGAGTTCCGCCATGATTAAAACAAATCCAATGGTCGTAGTGACCTTAATTTCTCATATCAACCAACACGTATCTATGCTAGCGGTTACCCTTGTCAATAAAGCCTTGCAAGAGGAAGTACAAAAATTACAACAAGAATTTGGAGAACAAATACCACCAGAAATGATACAAGAACTAGAAATGAAAAAAGAATCTGCGATTAATGAAGAAATAATTAAAATAACTGAAGCAATGGTGACCGAAGAAGCAGAAGCAATGCAAGATCAATCCATGGATCCTTTAGTTTTACTTAAACAACAAGAATTAGCCCTTAGAAAAGAAGAATTAGAGCTAAGAGCACAAAAAGATGGTGAAAATCAAGCGCTTAAGGAAGGTCAATTTGATTATAAACAACAATTTGATGCGCAAAAATTGAAAAAAGACTACGATTTAGCTAATTTACGTGCTGATGTAACTTTACAAAAGACAAATACACCACAAGGAGGTGGAAATGTTTAATTTATTAGTAGGTCCACTATCAAGTTTAGTCGGTAATGCGGTAAAAGGCTTTGTTGAGACTAAAAAAGCTAAAGCAGACCTTGCTTTAACTGAAATTAAGGCACAAAAGAGCCTTAAGGAGGCTCAAATTGCAGGAACGATTGGGTGGGAGGCCAGTGCGGTCGATCAAATGAAGGGTTCTTGGAAAGACGAGCTAATTTTAATATGCCTGTTGGTTCCAGC